CGTGTACGTAGGTCAGGCGGCTAGTGATTATGACCTAGAGCCAGATCAAGACCTTACCAGCTACGACGAAGACAAAGTACGCCTAACTAAGTACTACGGTCTTGTACCTCGCTATCTCTTGGAGATTGGTGAAAAGGAAGCAATGCTTGCTGATGATGAGGACATTGCTGATATTGAAGTAGAAGAACCGGAGAAAGACGAAGATGCAAGCTATTACGTCGAAGCTATTGTGGTTGTGGCTAATGGAGGCATCCTGCTAAAGGCAGAGGAAAATCCATACATGATGCAGGATCGTCCTGTAGTTGCCTTCCCTTGGGATGTAGTTCCCGGTAGGTTCTGGGGCCGTGGTGTGTGCGAGAAGGGCTACAACAGCCAGAAAGCACTTGATACAGAGCTTAGAGCACGTATTGATGCCTTAGCCCTAACTGTCCATCCAATGATGGCTATGGACGCTACACGGCTTCCTAGAGGCTCTAGACCAGAGGTACGCCCCGGTAAGATCATCTTGACCAATGGTGATCCTAAGTCTGTACTGAATCCATTTAACTTTGGTCAAGTCAGTCAGATTACCTTTGCACAGGCAGCAGAACTACAGAAGATGGTTCAGATGTCTACAGGTGCTATTGACTCCGCTGGTATCCCCGGCAGTATCAATGGTGACGCTACGGCTGCTGGTATCAGCATGTCCCTTGGTGCAATCATCAAGCGCCACAAGCGTACTCTGATTAACTTCCAGCAGTCCTTCTTGATTCCTTTTGTTAAGATGGCTGCTTGTCGTTACATGCAGTTTGACCCAGAGAACTATCCTGTCAAGGACTACAAGTTTAACACTACGTCTACTCTAGGCATTATTGCTCGTGAGTACGAAGTAACACAACTTGTGCAGCTATTGCAAACGATGTCTCAAGAGTCTCCACTGTACAACACGTTGATTCAGTCAATCATTGACAATATGAACCTGTCTAACCGTGAAGAACTGATGGCTAAGTTGGCTGAAGCAGAGCAAGCATCACAGCCCACGCCTGAACAGCAGCAGATGCAACAAGCTGTCCAGCAGGCACAGATGGCCTTCCAGCAGTCACAGACAGCAGCACTCAACGGGCAAGCAGTAGAGTCTGAGGCTAGAGCGCAGAAGATTGCTGTAGAGACACAGCTTGCACCACAGGAGCTACAGATTGACCAAATTAAGGCAGTCACAGCTAATTTGCAAGCCGGAGACCAAGATGACAAGGAGTTTGAGCGTCGTATGCGTGTTGCTCAGACATTCTTGAAAGAAAAAGAGATTGACCTAAGAAATCAGTCTCGCCAGCAACCCGCGCAACCTGTGCAACCACAGCAACCCCTCCAACTGAGACAAGGATAACTTTATGGTCGTAACACGTACAGAACTAACTCAGATAGTAGATCAAGTCAACAAGAAGTTTGATGAACTAGAAGCTAAGATTAAAGAGTTAGAGGCAAAGAATGTTAAGAAACTACCGAACAAGAAGGCGGCGTAATGCCTAGTCCACGCAGAGGTAAAGCAAAAGTAAAAGTAACGTCTAGCGGTAAGAAAGTCTCTTACGGTCAGGCAGGTCAGGCTAAAGGCGGTGGCCCTAGAGTAAAGCCGGGAACCAGTAAGGGCGACAGCTACTGTGCGAGGTCACTAGGTATCAAGAAGCGTCTTCCTAAAAAGAAGCAGAATGACCCTAACACACCCAATAACTTATCACGTAAGCGTTGGAAGTGTAAGGGTGCTAAGTCCATGAGAGCTAATCAAACACTAGCTCGTAAAACAAAAACTAGGAGAAAGTAACATGCCAATGGTAGGCGGAAAGAAATACAGCTACACCCCTAAAGGTAGAGCAGCGGCATCTAAAGCTCGCAAGCGTCAGAACATGAAGCCTCGTGCAACAGGTGGACGTAGGGGCCGCTGACAGTGATAGCAGAGATAAGTGCAATTGTCGCTGGTGTCAATGCTGCAACATCCGCTATCAAGCGTGTAGCTGAGACTACCAATGACATCTCAAGTATCTCTGCTTTCTTATCTACTCTTGGAGGTGCAGAGGTAGAGTTAGCTAGAGCGCAGAATGAAGGCAAGCTATCCGAAGGCGATGCTGTTAAAGCTGCACTAGCTAAGAAACAAATACAGGAGACTATGAAGGAGATCAAGGATCTCTTTACAGTCAGTGGTAACGGACAACTCTATCAAGAAGCTATGCTTGCTATGGCTGAAGCTAGGAAGGCTAAACAGCTAGAGTTAGCTAGAGCAATAGCAGCTAAGAAGAAATTTTGGAAGGACGTTAGAGAGATAGGTGCTATCGTAGGTGTACTGGTATTTTTAGTACCTATGTGCCTAGCACTTTTACTTTCATATTTAACAAAATAACACTTGACAAACGAGTCTAAGTATGCTATAATGTATAGGTACATTAGTGTACACAAGTATTATTTATTAAAGGTAAAATACAATGACTT